TTTATTCTGATGAGTTGTCCAGCTTCGAGTCCTTCTTCATTCGTGGTAAAAGTCGCAGTAATAACGACATTTGAATACTTATTTACCATCGCCTCAGCAGTCTTAATCGCTTCGCTTCGAGAGGTAATAGTCTGATCGGTTATAGGTTGACCGTCGAATATTCCGTCTGAATATCCGAGAGTCGACTGCATCAGGTTTATAGACACGTTGTCAGATCTCTGGACAAGAATCGGGATAACTTCATTATATTTGAAAATCAAGAAGTATCAAGATATAAGTGTAGTCTCTGTCTCGGATGAGCGAATCGATTTTTGGTTAAAATTTGACATATAATCAAAACTCGTGTCTATATCAATCCCTTCAACTCCTACAAGTTGGGAAACAAATAGAGAGAATGTGTCCCCTGAGGCTTGTCAAGTGACTGCCGAAACTGTAAATTGATTAGCATTAGGCACGGTCAGAACTTCTCTAACAGCATTTGATCTTGTACGATTCACTATATAATCCCCAATAACGAGTCCATGGGCGGTTGCATTAATTGTGGTAGTATTCGTAGATGCTTCCATAGTATCCGTAACAGATCCGTCACTGAGTTTTACTGATAAGTTTTTAAATTTATTTTTAGCTATCCATTCTCTCGTTACGGAATTCCCCTCTACTACCTGTGAATAGGTAGATGTGCTTGTTTCCTCTCCGCCCCTTACAACTTGCCGATTTATGAGGCGAGAAGTATCACTCGAAATAGAAAGATTGGAAAAGTTATTACTCGATTCCGTGATTGTTATAGGAGCAGGAATTGTAGTATTAGGAAAAAGCCAAATATACCTATCATAGTCAACGAACCAATACCAAGCTAATGAGTCAGCGATTCGTTGCATCGTTTCTGTAGGCTTTACTCGACTGAGTCGGAAATTATCGAACGAAGTAGATGACTCAACATATGGGTAATGTCTGAAAAATTCATTTTCAAGAATTCTGATTCCGTCTATTTTAAAATCAGATGCACCAGTAGAGACTGCCTCTATTTTTAGATATGATAGTATACTGTAATCTACAGTTCCAGTTACTGTCATTTCAGAAATAAGTACGTCGTAATATACCCATCCTGATTCTGGAGTTATTACCTTCTCCACATAGTTCGAATTGTCACTTCATACTCGAATTGTAAGAGTAGTAACATTTGTTGCATTATACCAGAATCCGATTCTTTCATTTATTAAAAGTTCAGAGAAAACTATAAAATTCCCGAGTTCATCGACTAGGAAATTCCCAAACTCGTCGACTATATACCCATCCTGATATCTGAGCATTTCAGCCACACTTACAGGAATGAGCGTTGCTACTGTCGAGTATGTCCCAGATCCCGAATGTGAGAGACACCCTGTCCCTTCTCGATAATCGCTCGTCTCTAAGGTTGGGTTATTCGTCCAGATTGTTCGGAGTGCTGTAGTATTCGCATAATTGAATTCTTCTATTTCTATATTCCTGTTTATAGTAGTATTACAGAAATCGTTTATCATATACCGAGCGTCTCGATCCTCATATGTATCGTTTATGAGTTTTTTATCGAAAATACGGGTATAATCAAGAACTGTAATATTAAAAACCACGTTTGTGAGTACGGTACTATTCGAGTCGTTAATCTCAACAATATTCCCTGCGAATTTCTTCTTACCTGCCAGTTCTCAAGCTGAATGAGAATTTTCAAATGTTGCAAAAGTTAATTTTATATAATTCGAATCATTTTCTATTGTGAGTATTACTCCTTTTTCTTCTGTAGTTTCATTTATTCAAACTGTGACTGTTTGTCACACCCTGTATATATTATTCTGTATCGCCTCCCAGTAGTCCTTCTTTAGCGTTATACTTGTAGAGGTGGCAGAAAGTATAGGAAAACCTTCAAAAACCTTCACATCATCAAAATATGAAGGATTATATCCAGATAAAGTGAAACTTGCGGAATTTACTCTTTGTTGAAGCTCATCACTAATAGATATAGAGTTTCTATGGAGATTCCCAGTTTCATTAATGTCATTGATAAAAACGTACATATTTTAGACGTAACTTGCTCTGGTTAATTTGGATACGATCATATTACCTATTTCCTCTGCAGCATCTTGCCCGAATGTACCAGTGAAATTGATAACTATTCCACCACCTCATCCGATCTTATTATTTGGGATGATCTGTCATGATGTTCCAGGAGTGAATATCTCAGGTCATTTTTCACCTACGAGGTATGATTTTCCACCTCATACAGGTCATCCAGTGGCACGAGTACCATGTATGAAATCATATGTATTATAACCGAAGTTCTGTAGAGATTGTCATACGCTACTTAAAGAGTAGGCCTCCATTATATCTGAGATATAATCTTTTGCTTGTTGTGCTTTTGTTTGAAGATAACTAATGGCTGTATCAATTACAGTAACAATATCAGTTCAAAATACCTTTGCTACAAGGTTGAAAAACTCCATAATAATGGTTCAAAGAATATCAAGAATTCACTTTATCATTACTTGTACTGATTCCCATGCTCATGAGAAATCACCAGTTAATAATTTTGAAACTGCTCTAATTGATTCTCATATTATAATAAACGTATCTCTTATAATTGGTCATATTACATTCATTACTCCAACAATAAGTTCTTTTACAATCTTAAAAGCTATACTAAATATACCCTTTATTATATCTAATACGAGAGTAATTTCATTTCAGTAATTAGTCCAGAAATCTTTTAAGAAAGATATTGTCGATTGTACAATTCATTTTATTTCTTCACCATTATTTTTCCAAAATTCTTTTATTATTCAAAGTCAAGTATTTATTATGATTCCTAATGTCTCAAAAAATGATCAAAATCAATCAGATACTAATGTAAAAAATGCTTTTATATTTTCCTTATTTTGATCTAAAAAAGTAACAAATGATGATGTTATATTTTTTGCCTTTTCGATTATACTTCATTGCTCAATTTCTCATCTTTGATTTATACCGATAATCTCATTAAGTATATTTCATAATCAATCTTTTGCATTTGAGAGCATTCATTGAAGCGTTTTTGATTGATTAATCATACCTCAAGAGAATCTTCATCATTCACCTGCCATATCTTCCATGGCGGTTTTTATTTCTGGAAATCAAACTTTTCAAGTTTCAACTAATTTTTTAATATCTCACTCAGCAACTCAAAATTGTTTTGCTAATTCTCAAATAATAGGAATACCACGTCATGTAAGCTGATTTATATCCTCTGAAAATACTCTTCATTGTGTTTTTATTTTTCAATAAATCTCTGCCATATCTCATAGAGGTATACCTAGAGATGATGCGGTGTCTCACAGAGTTCTTAGTGTTCATTTAACATCTTTAGCTTCCAATCAGAATGCTAATAATGATTTTCCAGCATCCGCAACTTCAGTAAATTCAAAAGGAGTTTCTTTTGAAAAATCTGATAAGTCTTTTAATAAATCTCAACTTTTTTTTCAATCTCAAAGCATTGTTTGAAATGCTGTAGCAGTTTGTTCAAAATTTCATGCAGTTTTTAATCAGTATAATCCTAATCAAGATAATGCTGTTGCTCAAATTGTTCAAATTTTTACAAATGATTTTCAAAGGATCAATAATTTTGATGATACTCAATTTGTAGACCCTCCTATTCAATCCAAAGAACCCTTAACATCATTAAGGGCCTTAGTTGCCGTCTCGGTTCCCTTGACGACCGTTGACAGGATGAGTTCCGTTTGGGCTGCCATCTTTTTTAGTTTTATTTATTATATTCTGAATCAATATAAAGTCTTGCATTCTTTGATGGTCGTAATTCATCCAATCAAGACCGAACTTTTCTGACATTATATAGTCAGTGACTATTTGATCTCATTGCTTTCCGTTACAGGCATGTTGGATTCTTGCAATTTTTTTTTATCCTGATTATTCGTCATTAATTTTGTAATCTCTTGAGAAATCAGAGTGATAGTTTGAACATCAAGATTGAGAATATTCTCTTCATTGAGTTCTGGAATATTTCCGTCTTCATCTTTTATTTTCCACTCTCTTATACACCTTACGAGCATTACTTTTGACATCTCCATTTCTGTCTTTGCAGAAGTGAGTTCTAGAACTTCAGCATATGATAGAGCAGTTGGGATTTTTACCCATTCCCCATCACCGAGATCGATTGTTTGTAGTTTTTTACTTGCGAAACGTGACATATATATAGCGGTTAATAGTGCGGTTTGATTAAAGGAAAAGGGGAGAAAACCGCTTAAAGAAAACTCCCCTCCTGATTAGTAACTTGATATTCAGTTTACGAGAAATACTCTATTACTCCATTTTTTAGGAATACCGGCAGTCTCAACATCCATATAGAACGTGAGAGGGATTTCCTCCATAAGGATATCATCCTCAGATCCTCCTGGGAAGTATGTATCGATCTTAGCAGCTGCCGAGTCGAATTGAAGATATGATTTCTCAGAAGCATCTCGACCGACTATATTAGTCCCAGAAATCTTAAATCAAAGGTTTGAATTATCCTCAGCAGCAGTGAATTGAGTTGCTCCAGTTCCTGCAGCAGTAGCATTTACAGCATTTATTGCATTAACCGCAGCAGCGATAAGAGTACCTGTATTCTTTGAAGCAGTGGTACTGGCGAGGAATACAGTTATGTTATTTCCACTTTCTGTAGCTGATAAGGTATCTACTGTAGCCATTACCAGAGTCACATTGATATCGTTTCCAGCCTTTCCAGCTGTTGCAGCGGTAACAGTGAATCCATTGGAGGCACCCCACGTAGATGATGCAGCAACAGCAGAGTTTGCACTGAGAGCAGTTTCACCTTGCATAAGAATACGAAGACCGAATTTCTCATTTTTACGTAGTTTATCAATGTTTGACTCGCTGTCATAGAATTTATTGATTTGACCAGTTGCAGTATACCCCTTAGTAATTATATCACCAGGATAACGTGCCGATTCTTCAAGACCAGCAAAATATCGAGGTTCTACCTCATTTTGGAATTCGAGAGAGAATGATTCCTTGTTGACTGTTGTAGTATTGTCGATATCCGCACCTGTATACACTGACGATCCACCCATCCACGTGAACACATTATCTTGATTATATGCAACTGAAGTCGCTTTTTTAATTACAACGATATCGTTAACATCGAGTTGAACCCCGATTGTAGAAACCGCAAGAAGAGTATTAGAAGTAACTGAAGAGATAGTAAGAGTTGCAAGTACAGTCACTCCATCAGCCTTGTCGAGTACTAGGATAGAATCCGCCGTAGTGAGACCTGCTGTCTGATCGAGTGAGAGAGCAGTTCAAGAACTTGCTGCAGTAGTAACACGTGCATTAATAAATGCTTTTCTGGGTGCGAGTGTAGCAGTACACTTGATTTTATTATCATCACCTTCGAATGATAACCCAGTAATCTGAACTCCGTAGTATCGATGTACCCATGGAGCATCAGCAGGCTTTATGTCAATTGTGTACGTCTTAGGCGTGTCAGTAACCGTAAAACAGTGACGATACGAAGTCGCATCGACAAGAGTCTGAGAAGTAGGCGAACCAAAAAGTCAACGAAGAAAATGTCCAATCATCTTTGACTCTACGTAGAATTCGATATCCCCACCGACTTCAATTTGATTTGGTACACTTCTGATATTCCGTTCTCGAGATCCTGCGATCTCCATTACATTAGAATTACCGAAATTTGTCTCGATCCCTTCGGACACGAGACGGAGGAAATTCGTAGGAGTGATTGGGGTACCTGCGGTAACTTCTGGAATTATAGATAGGTATCCATAATTTGCATAGGGGCTAAAATTTGACATAAATAAAAATTTAATTAATAGATTTTTTCTTTTTCGCCATCGTTTTATAGTCATGAACGACTGTCACGGTTCTAACACCGTCTTGTTCTTTTACTACTATATGAAATTTTTCCATAATACAAAATTAATAATTAATAACTTTGATAGTAAATAGAACAGTCGCTACTGTAATATAAGATTCCCCATATTCGATTTCATCATAAGTGATATTCCAGTCACCATTTATATTTGCTTTGTCGGATAGTTTTAGATTATCATGGAGTACTCCGAGTACACAACTACTTTTTAAATCACCATTAGTCTCTCTATCCTCCATCTTTTTAATTAGGTCTTGTATATGCTCCAGGATCTGGACATTTGTTCATTCTTTTAAGTACTTTTTTAGAGTGTTTTTAATCGTTATTGCGACCGAATACTCGTTTTCTATCATTCATCCTGTACCTTTATTTTTGATAGATGTCCCCATGGGGATCACCTCAATAAATGGCATAAACGCTTGGGTAGGTACTCTCACCTCACCATAATAATACTTTTTGTAAGTAGTACCAAGGCTTGCAAGGAGAAGTGCGCGTATGGCTTCGATTATTTCGTTCATCTCTGTATGAGTTTGATGATATATTGAATGTAGTCTATCTCGTATCGCTTTATCAGGGCTGGACTATGCCCGAGCATTTGTCTTTGTGGCATATTACGAGTCCCTATTTGGTGGTATTTGAAGTAGTCAACGGAATTTTCTATTTCGAGTTCGTTTTTTGTTAATTTATGTACTCTGAATGACTTTATCATCTTACCGCTTCGCTGAAGTATGTCAACATTTTTACCTATTTTTATTTTCTGTCTGATCGTTCGCATCTTAAGAGTTTTCCATGGTTGCCCTATATTCCCACCTCGTGTTTTGAATGCTTCATCTGCCGACTTTAGCTGGATGTAACTGAAATCCTTTAGGAGAGGTTTGAAATCATTGAATCAGTCATTAA